ACTGTAGGATTATTACCATAATACCAAACTTCTAATCTACGGATAAAACTCCACCCAATTAACACCAGTGGATTTTTATACTGTTGTTTAATGTTGTTAATTTCTTCGATTGTGCTCCTAACAATGCGTTGATTGCTGCTTCCTGCGAAAGCAATATTCCTAATAGGAACATCTAAGATCTCACCCAAGAAATCACCATAAGTCTTAAAGTCGACTGCCGCAGAATAACTATCGCCGTTAATCAAAATAACATCATATGTCATAGCTTGATCTTTTAGCAACTTATTTCTTTCTTAATATTAGTAATACGATTTATACATTCATTTGCATTGCTACATCCCCCATATGATAAATTTGCAATTTCAAAGTCTGGCGAAAAGTTTAAAATTTTCTCAGTCCAATGCAGCCCAGGATAATCTGGATCGGTTATACTAAAACTATCGCCGCATACTAATATTCTCATACGATATTAAGTTGTTTAATCATGCGCTTTTTTCTCATTTCTATTTTAATTCTGCTGGTTTCCTTTGCTTCAATTATAGTTAGCAAAGTACCCAATTGCCCTAAATTTATTACCGCATCATTTATGTCCTTGACACCCCGTGGCCATTCGGGAATACTCACTGCCCATCCCAACTCCACGGCACGATCTACCAAGGTCATACCTGCTCGATCCTGGTCAGGCACCACTATGATATCGCGCTCCAGACCATTGATCAATTGTGCTTGCTCGGCATTTATATTATTATGTAACACTGCCAGACCATTGATAGACAATGCATCAAATACTCCTTCTGTTACTATGGCTGTGGTCCAGTTATCTTTTTGCAAGTCAAACCCAAACACATAACCTGGCTGTATATCGTTAAGATACTTGGGCACACGGTCGTCCAGGAATCGCATGGTATTGCCCACCACCTGCGAATTATGCGTAAATGGTATGATGATTCTATTCTTATTTCTCGCTGGTGCAGTTGGACTTACCATGTAAGGATATGCTGTATGGTCAACACATCGCCGTTGTAGATACTCAATATAGCGGGTGTGCTTGTGATTGTTGCTGTCGATCAATTCAAGTCCTGGTGGTAAGTCAGTTTCTTCAAACTCGATCAACTGTCTGCGTTGTAGCTGTTGATCCTGTAACAAGCCATGGATACTACGATAGCGCATACTTTCAAGATTGATGCGTTCTATCTCATTTGTATCAACACCTAACCATCCCAGCAAGCATCTAGCTTTAAACCCTAATATCCTACCCGGTACTACACTGGCTGTGAATCCACAATTGAAACAATGAAACGAGAATCCACCATCTTGTATAGGTTTAAATCCACCACGGCCGCGTTGATCTCTGCTGTGTCCACGATGTTGACAACAGGGGGCATTGGTCGAAATCCAACCAGATACAGTGGCCTTTTGTTTGAAGGGTAGATAAGATAAAAAATCAATCATTACACTATTATAGCGTATCGCAGCGCAAAGATCAAGCCGTGTATTGCCTTATCTGTATAAGATATTCACCACATAGCCTGTATTGATACTGACCAATGCTGCGGTCATGGTTGGAGGATTGGGTCTATATCCACTACCACCATTAACAATGGTTATAGTAGCAAGTTGCCCATTACTTATTGTTGCTGTGACAATCGCTCCGGCACCATCGCCAATTATATCAACACTGGGTGCTGCCAGATAACCACTGCCCGGATTGGTAATGCTGATTCCGGTTACAACGCCATCCACAACTGTGGCTTTTGCTGTGGCTGGAACGCCCGGAGGATCTGTTGTGGCAAAAATACTATTATTAAAAGCTAATCTAATTAACGGATGCCAACCAACAACGTTTAGATATATTGTGCCGGATTTGTTATAATAGGTTGTACTTTCTGTGGCATTATACCAAATGCTCTGATAGGTAGTTGCGCCTTGTGCTTTAATAGTACCTGTGTAATTCAGCAGATCCATTTGTATAGTTGTAATTGCTGAATTTGGCTCGATAAAACTGCTGTAATATTCCTGTGTTTGATATGACACGTAAGGCATACCGGACCCCGATCCATATCCCTGACCTTGCAATGACCAATCGGGATATTGTCCTGGTCCAGCACCACCATAACTTGCCCGAGCAGTTAGCTCAGTAGTAGGAATGCTAAGTTCCACGCTGGGAACAAATCCAGGATATATGCTGTCCTGGATGTCTATATCTGCTCTTGCACCGGCTTGTGCATCAGTAAAAACCGCTGTGGTAAGTCCAGCTGAGTTTTTGCTTATGCTGTAGCTTGCTGGTTGTGCTTGCAATAATGTAGTGTCTGCTGTGTTTAATGTTACCTTGATGCGCCCAAGAGCAGCACTTAACACGACCATATCTTTACTCAGCAATAGGTCAGCGCCATCTTGACTTATAAGTCTGAATACAAAAGAGCTGCCTGTGATATTAACAGGTTTCTGGTCTTGATTGATAAATTCAAATAGAAGGACGTTATCAACACCTTTGGCAATAGTAAGTTTTTTTGAATACACCGGAATGTACCTCATAGTTAAGTAAGCGCCACTGGTGTCAATCAATAATACTCGAGTTATTTGTTGATATAAATAGGCAGTGGTACTGTACATAGGAATCTCCAACAATATTTATGAATAATAATGTCTTCACTAAGCTGGCAGAGAAATACCCATTCATAACATTCTGTGTTTACGGATCAATTGAATATGTGGGAATCGTACAAAATAGAGATAATTTTATCACAACAATCTATGATTTTGGCAGTCTGCAGGATCTTGAGCTTAAAAAAGTCTACATTGAATTAGCCAATGTTTGGTGGTGGGAAAGCAATCGTAGCATACCCATAAACATCTTCCTAAAGAAGGATTGGTTACCCTTCAAAGCATGTTTGCGCACGTTTACCAATAAAGATTTAGAAATACTGCATGGTCCGGCTTGCAGTCTTGGTGAAATTGCCAGCAAACGTGGCAAACGACGTAGCATCACACTTGTACGTCGGGTTGAATAATCAAGAATAGATGTATGTAATATACTCGTAATGATTGTTTAAATCCCACGAATTCATATCAATTATATCCCCTTCATTAGTTTCAATTTTAACATTACCAATTGTAAGCAAATATCGTTGCCAAAAGTTAATTAAATCCGGGGTGGTATCTTGGAATCTTTTATCCACTTGTTTATGATATCGAGCTCTTAACAAACAAGTCGGAGCACGTAACGCTTCATCAATGCTCATACGATCGGCTATCAATAGCCCGATTAATTGTGCAACTGGAATTACATGTTCAAAGTCTTTTTTACCTTTGATAAAATTAATGCCGACTTCCCTATAACATGCTCCCATGGTTTCATGATAAATGCGTAACCAATGTGCTATATCCTGACGTGTTAGTAAAGCGGTTTGACCCATTTCTCCAAGCTTACGATAGCGTTGTATTGAATTAGAAATCATTTCACTACAATATTCATAAGTTTGAACTCGAGTCAAACCACTCTTTTGCACCGGTGACTGTCTGACTTGTGCAAACCCAGCGTATCTTTCAGCCAAGGTTTTCATATTAAAACAAGTCAGTCGTATCTGGAGTAAGATTACTAGATGGTTGCTTAGGGAATGGGAATCCAGGATTTTGTGTAGGTAGCCAAGTTTTTTGTAGTTGATGCCATATAAAACTGGTGCCTTGCGGAGTATTTTTAAGATTGCTCGGCACTGGCCCTTGAGATATCGCCGGAACATTGTTAATGCGATTAAACTTCTTCCAGGCATTGACAGTAGCTTGATGCACTTGAGCCCAGAATGGTGACCTTGAATCAAAATTAGCATCAAACAACTCTATTAGATGCACAGCCAGGTCTTCAATGTCGGCATCACTATATACGATATCATTTTGTTCACATAGATTAAAGAATTCAATGATAATCGGAATTTCTTTAGTATTGATAGGTCGTTGCAATGTGGCAACAATAAATCTACCATATATACTGAATTGCCGTACAACAGATTCGCTTGCTTCATCTAATTCATTAAGGCGACTAATAGCGCCCACTTGATTAATATTGCCAAACTTTTCAGCAGTTAAAAACATACCTGCTGCCTTAATATCTTCCCATTTAGTATGTGCCGTAACCCATTCAGGATCAGACACCCCATCAATCTCCACACCATAAATCTTTTGCATAAAGACGTCGATGGTATCTAAAGGTTGTTTCCCTTTGTTCTTTCCGGATGTGGTATTATTGGCAATAAATGTAGCGCGGATTTGACCACGATTATTCATGTCATATTGACAAACCGGAACCATTACATCGTCTGGGTTAAGTCCAAGGCCATTGGCATCACATGCGATAAGATACAAGGCCAATGCAGTATGTTGTCCATCCCACCCACCCCAACCATCTGCCGAGGTTTTGTACACCTGAATTGGTTGTGCCTGCCAGGCGCGGAAATTGGTGATGATATTTAATATCCATATCGTGTTGGGTAAACGTTGCATGGTACAATCGATGGTGATCTCCGAAAGGGGAATATCAATTGCTCTACACAATGGAAAAATAAGTCTATTACTAAAATTTTTAAGGTTTGGATGGTTGCGCTTAAATGCTGTGAGCGCTTTACGCAGCCCCGAATGCCAATTACGTTGTGCCTGTGCTGGCATTGTGGCAATGGTGTCTCTAAGACGGGTAGCTAAATCTACAAATTGAGAATTTCTGTTGTTGTAAACTGCATTTTGCGTTGATGCATACGACGGATTGGCTGTTGCCATGTTATATTCCTTGTGTTAGTAACCATTACAGCCCGATGACCCTATGTCATATGATCTGTTTTTTTGGTTAGCTCTAATACTACCAAACAATTGTACTACATGTGTATTTGTTGGTCAACCATTAGTTTACCAAAGTTTCTCCATCTGTTAAGATATTCATATGCACAGTAACCAGCATTGCATAACTAATTGCATGAGCTTTTTTGAATATATACCCCCGACTATCATCACCATCCCACACTGATGCAAATACTTCATCCCAAGGACGGTTTTGCAGATGTGCTTTTCCCGGGCGTATTATAGATATAAGTGCTGCCAGGCGCGGAATCGTATCAGGCCGCATGCTTTCTAACAATTGTGTATATGCTCCTATATGCACCAATCGAGCGGCCCATTCAGCATCTGTCCACAATTTAGACCAAATTGGTTCCATTGCAAGTATCTCTGCATAGTGTTCAGGATCACGTATGAGTTGATATACACTCATATTCAATAAGTCTATTTTGAAATATCCACGTGCCTCTGCTGCTTCATAATCAATGGCAGCACATCCATGTATAGGATCATATGGAATATCTGTTACATAAATTCCCGAATTATGTTTACGTACTTTACCATCATGTAGATATCGTGCTGGGATGTGTCTAATCAACTCCAGTAACTTGCTTCTGTCGGGCAAGTCTATATCAATGTCAGCTTTCATGTCACCAGCCTGCTTTCTGCAAAATATCCCGAGCATACTCTTGATCGGCAGTATAGTCTCGAAACTTCTTGGACCAAATGTCAGAATCGATATATGGCCATACCATGCTTATCTGTTCAGGATTAAGTTCAGATAGAAACTTCTGTCCACTTTCACTATTGTAAATTACCCAAGGACTGATACGTCCAGTACTTACAGCATAGGCCATGGCATTGGAATTTCCGTATCTTAAACAATCATGCCCAGGATGATTAGTTTCTTCATTCCAAGTCATACCAAACTCTACAGCACGAGCTAATGCATCGGCTACTGCTTCTGTTTGTAAATAGGCAATTAAGTATTCCGTATAGACATTATCTGAGCACCAATTATCAATCTTCTTATTTTGCTTTAGTACCCACTCAGTAAATCTTGCTGGATTAATAGCCCGGATAGACACACAATGCCGACCAAACTTCACAAATGCACGATAATATGGACTAGCTGCAAAGTCATCAAATGTTTTTAACCGTGCAGATCCCTGTGTTATTTCATAAAATTTCAAGTATGCTTGCAATCCCAATTGCACGCCACGCTCGGATGATTCACGATGGCGTCGCCGTGGCTCACACATGTGGATTGCCAGGCTAGTTTCTTTTGCAAACGCTCGTTTACAATATTGACAGGTTGCGCTCATTTCTCAAGACCGAGGTCCTTAAGATAAGTGTCTAATTCTTTCTTGGTGGTGATTGCAGCCAACAAGTCTATCTCATCAGATTTATAATGGGGGAATAGTTCTTGCAATTGTTTCTTCATGCTATTAGCACCCGGCTCTTTTTTCTTCAATGATAACCATTCGTGACGCATCGACCCCATGCCTGGACTCACTGTTGTTGCACATAACCATTGTAGTTGTGGATGTTTATTGATTGCAAAAAAATGTTTATTAAGTCGAATGTTGGTTTGACGTAGATAATATTCCTGCAGATCGCTTGATCCTACCACTGCCGATCCCCACCGTATCATAAGATAGTTGGAGAATTTCTTACGTTCCTCGTCTGTCAAGCTAAGATAAAAGTCTCGATCTTTTTGATCAAAACATTTCATTAAGTTGCTTATTGATAGTTTATCCATCACCAGGCTTTGTTGTAATCCACCACTTCGCAGTTGCGACTAACGGTGGGTCCGACAAAATAAACACATAACGGTTTTTCACCATCGGTTATTGGCACAGCTAACATCTGCCCATTTTTAAGTTTAGGAGCATACCAAACCACTTCAGTAAACACATCGATGATCTCAATGTCTAAAAAGCTTGGACGGAAGCTGGTGAGTGGATTAAACTCAAATGCTTTAAATCCTCTATCATTTATCGAGGTTAGTGGTAGCACTTCTAAGTCGCCCATATCCGGTTCACCAATTAGGATTTGCCAATCGACCGGCATCTTAATATGCTGCTCACCTATACGTAGCACCAATGCTGGTGCATTAAAGCTTTCTAAAAAGATAAGTGGGATATAGAAGTAATCCGGATCAGATGGTGTGCTATTATCAAATATAGCAAACCGCAAATCATCTATCTCTTCGGGTAGGTGATTCAAGTCAAATGCTGCATTGGTATCAAGTCTAAGTATTCTCATGTTGTTATTATAACAAATTAAAATTGTAATTGCAACCATTTATTTCCACTCTAATTTCTCTTGAGTAAATGGATATGCTGCATCGGTATAAAATGCCTTACGTTTGGCAAGATGTCGTTTAGCAAACTTACAAGTCGATGTAATATCCCATATCATAACTTCATCTTTACCTTCTGCTTTTCTAAGTCCACGACCAATACTTTGAATTACCCGCACAAAACTCTTACCTGGCTCTATAAGTACCAAATTAAAGATACGTGGAATGTTGATACCCACTGCTGCGATGCCATATGTACATACAATAAGGTTATCGTCGCTGGTGGCAATTTCATCATATTCCGTTTGTCTAACGCCAGCTTTGGTGGCACCGGAAAGGAACACCGCATTGCCCAATAACTCTACCAAGGTTTGGCCTGGAGTAACTCGATCAATTAGCACCAATGTGTTGCCAGTTGCACTAATTTTCTTTACTAGCCCTGCCATGGCTTCCATCCTGCCCTGGTCCTCCAGTAGATATTTCAGTTCGCTTTGATAGTCGCTATGTCCTGCATGGTCAACTAGCTGTACAATATTGACATGGCACTGTGCCAATACCCCACGATCCTGCAATTCACTTGCTGCAAGACGGCTTATAACTGGCCCTATGCTAACAAGCAATGCTTGGCTTTCAAACATCTCTTTTGGGATAGTACCTGTTAAACCCCACCGAATCGGCACTTGCGACATCACACCGGTCAGCAGTGATTTTAACGCATCAGCTTTTGATGCATGGGCTTCGTCTACCATAACACACACAACATCTTGCAGGAAGTCTTGTATAGTTATTTCTGCTGTTTGATTCTTTGAATCCTTTAGCAGTACATTAAGACTTTGCCAAGTGCATATAGTATGTTTGCGACCAAATTCTTTCCTACCACCAAAATATACACCAACATCCAGACCTAATGCAATATAATCCTGCTCGGTCTGTGTGACCAGGCTCTTGCTTGGTACTATGATAATAGTCCGACCATGTGGTTCACAGCGTTGACTTAGTGCTGAGGTTATAATAGACTTACCTGCACCTGTTGCGATTTCTTGCAGGGATTGGGGATTGGCCAGGTAACGATTTATTGCTTCCACTTGATAGTTTCTCAGTATAATTGGGGTACCGGCCAACGGGTGTTTCTCCGGCCAACTACAATGTGCAAAACTATTCTCTGTTACCGATTCAAAATCAAATTGGGTGGTATATTCACGTCGATCATCAAGTTCAATATCGTAATTAAACTTTTCAAGTATAGGAATTATTCCTGGCAATAGATTTACATACGTACTGCCACCGAGTTGGAAATAGCATACCTTGCCGTCCCAGCGTCCAAGACGCACCGCCGGAGTAAATCTTGCACCCGGCACTTCGTATTTAAATGCGTTAACCAAGGCACGACGTGCATCAAGATCAAGACCAGTTAGTTTGCAATTTACTTCATCGGATATTATGATTGTGGCTGTTTTCATATATATTTTGCTAATTCCGGGAACACACTATCGAAGTTAGTATTCCTATATTGATCGTGCGCTCGTAATTTAGTAGTAAATTCGTTAAAAAATTCTGATTTATCTATATTGGTCATTAAATTTGCCCACGTTAATACCTCTGGATATTGACTAGTGTTTAACTGATCAATTATTATCTGCTTAGCCGGAGTAGTCCATACTTCGGGTTGCAGATGCTGCGGAGTATGTACCTTACCCAACCAAGGAGTTGGTAAGCCTACAGTATAACACCATTTAAAAAATTCATCAAGATAATAAATGTTATAGGCACTGACAGTATGGCTAACACTTAGCCTAATGCTTGTAGATTGCATACGGTTATATTCATTAACAGTATCAACCAATATTGGCCAACTAGCTGGGTATCGTATGTACTCATATCTATCAGCCACACCATCGATGCTTAATTGAATATCAATTTCTTTAAAGTTTTCCCATAATTGCCACCAGGAGGTATCTGGAAATATCTGTGCATTGGTTGTATAATGCAATGTTATATTCTTGGCTTGATCTGACATTATATAATGTAGCAGCAAAGCTTTTTGTTCATCTATTCCACTTAAAAATGGTTCTCCTCCGGGAATATCTAAATGAACAATATTTGGGGCTTGTGATATGAAATCCTGTACAAAGTTTTTCTTATAAAATTTAAAATGTGGGATATCTTTGCCGTATAAATCATAATATTCTTTTTGCCAACGGCTTGACGAGTGTGGCCCACACGTTATGCATTTAAGATTACATGTATTTCCAAATGCGATACTGGTTGTGATAAATTGATCATTATCAAAATTATATAATTCATAATGATCTCTCCATCTGATGCGATCTAGCTGCCGCTTACTTTCGATATCATTTGCTTCTTCGATTCGACATCGTTCGCAACCAGCTGGCCAAATTCCCTGTTGAAATTCTTGCTTGACATCATTAAGCAATTTGCTATTAGTATAGTCAATTAAAGTATGTGTTTGTATATTAAATTGTTGGGGGTATAACTGCTTTTGAAATTTACAGCAAGGGGATATTTCGCCCATAGGGTCAATGTCGATATTGGTCCAAGGCGAATAGCAAAAAGTCATAATTTTAATTTTTATATATGATCGAGATCATGTCTTTAGACATTGTTGGAAATATATCCAATTCGTTGCATTGAATTTCATAACCATACTTTCTAAATAAATGTTGGATATACACTTCATCAAATATTGTTTTACACGGTGTTGGTAACAGTGCATTATTTTCTAAGCATCCCAACACCCAGTTATTACATTTAATTTGAATATCATGATATCCTTGCAGACTACAAAAATTTTTATTGTCTGTTAATATTGATTCTAAATCAATATCAATAGTTAAGTTTAATCTTTCACATATCTGTTTAATCGTATTACCAAAATCAATAAAGATATCTTCTGTACCTATATGAATCACACTATTGACATTCTGATGTTTTTTGATATTGTACCCGTTATCAAAACCGTGTTGTATCCATAAAGAACAAAACTCTCTAAGTATCCATCTTGGCATTGCATCATTAATCAATCCTGTGTAATTCCAAGAATTTTTAAGTTTGTTGGTTATTTCATCATTGGATAATTGCTTATTCATAAAGAAGATTATTTGGTGACCATTTTCTTTATGAAATTGGTTATCGTAATAATCTAAAAAATGCTCTTTGTCAGGCACGATAGTAACCACTTGATCATCTGGCTCTATATATAATTGCCCATAATGACCATACCCAATTTGCTGTTTAGCGTATCTGTTTATTCTATGAGCATGACTACTACCAGATAAGTCAAATGTAAAAGGTTGATACTGCTCCTTTCTTAATTCAGTATAACTATATAGACATCTAGCCAGATATGTGCCATAACACCCTGGCGGAAATAAAATTTTAATCATATGCTATTATATAGCATACAGCGATAAATGTCAAAAAGACAGGTGCCTAATTGCAGGCACCCGCAGAAACGAACTGTGCTATACAGTCCGGGAGCAAACTTACCTATCGTGTTTCATCACCGTGTTTTCAGCCATGGCCTTCCAATTCGGGCTAATCTTGATCAGGTCCGCAATCTTCAACGCCATGCGCAAACTCATTTCACGAAGTTGGTCTTTTTTCTGATCCATAAACTCCAGGATTTCTTCCGACTGCTCCTGCGTCAAATCATAGTCCTGGAACAGGTCACCCTTAAGGAAGATTTGCTTGATACGCAAGAACTTGTCACGCATGGTGTTAAGCGTGAGGTCCAGGAAGTGACAGCGACTTTGCAATGCCCCCAGGTGATCTTGCAGTCGTTTGCTTTTGATGTTGTCGAAGTTGATGTTAGTAATAAAAATCGCCGAACCTTTGAATTCAAACTGATCCGGCACTCCCTCACGGTGCAGCATGTGACTGTCGCTGTTCCAGCAAATACGGCGCCGCTTGCCCGAATCCAATGCTGCCTTAAGGATGTTCAACGCAAGGTCATCCATAAAAATGCTATCGCAGTCATCAAACACAATAACGTTCTTGGCATCGCAATGTTTATACAGGGCGCAATACAGACCAATTGGGGTCATGGCACCCTTAATCACTTCGTACTTGATCTTCTTGCCCGAGATCTTTTCAAAAATCCCTGCCTTCTCCAGCTGGTATTCAACGCCATAGCTCTTGCCCACGCCCGGAGGACCAACAACAATCATGGCCCGGACATCGCCGGTTATGGTTGCCTTGGTCATCTCGTCCAGGATATCAAAGCGTGTTGCGATACGCGCCATGACCTCTTCGTCGGTCTCCACAGGCACGATTGCTTTGTTTACTGCGGCTTTGACAGTCTGCACGGGTTCTCCATCTGTAAATTCAATATCGTGGATGCTGTCAACTTTGACACGCACGGTGGTATATTCGCTGCCAAAATAACCGGCACTGTCAACGGTAACATAGTTACCTTTGGCGCCGACCTGATAGCCTTTCATTAGGGCGAATGTAGCATTACGAACCGGCTTATTACGATACTCACCATTCTTAATTAATACTGTGGCCATTTATTTTGCTCCGTTGTTTTATTGTATGTACGTATTATAGCAGTTTCGATATTATTGGTCAACCACTAACCACAAATTCCCGCTTTCTTTCCAAGCATACGAATAACTAAAAAGTTGATCGTCTGGGAATTAAAGCCCCCAGTCAGAGCTCTAATTTCAGGGTGGAATATTGTAGCACCTTCAGAGTTAATCCTCTTCAGGGTGTCTAGTGCTTCAGAAGCTGACAGTTTCCGAATATTCGCGGCCGCTGTTTTTTTCCAATCAATCATTTGCTGTATCCTGTTATTCACTATACAAGTATTATAGCAGTTTGGGTATTGTTGGTCAACCGGATCATATTCCAATTGTAGTGCGGTATAGATACTGCAAACCACGCTAAAATGAAGCAAAAATGTAACCTATTGATTCTATTGAGATTTTATTTGAACCGGAAAAACCGCCAGGCTCTGTAAGTTATTGATTTTGAATAACTTACATAACCACTATATCACAGGTGTTAGCAATAACAGTGGTTGT